ATTCGATACTCCATTGCCGCCCGCCGTAATTTGGTTTCTATCCTCTCCTTCGTCGCTTGTTGGCCAGTCCGTGCCATGCGAATGTGTGTCGCTCGATGTGCTGCCGCTATGGCTGTGTGTGTCGTTCGATGTGCTGCCGCTATGGTTGTGTGTGTCGTTCGATGTGCTGCCGCTATGGTTGTGAGACTTGAACGCATCTGACTGGATTGAGCCAAACGAGCGCCCATCATCGACCCCTTTTCCATCATCCCAGCCGCGCACAAACTGCCCACGCAAATCAGGCAGGGCAAACGTGGTTGATCCATCGCCGTTTCCGTAGGTAGTCCCAATAGCGCTAAATAGGCGTGCATACTGCGTGCGCGATACGTTAGCGCCGTTGGCTTTTAGCCAGCCAGGGGGTGGGGCGCTTGTGGCCACCATCTTAACGTCACCAGGTGCGCCGTCTTCATAATAGACAGACCAGTTGGTGCCGCCGTCGGTCACTGGATCATTACCGACATTAGGCACGCTTTCAGTACCTGTTGTACTGATATATTTAGTGCCGTTACTTCCTATCGCTAGCGCACCAATTCGATATTCGGCTTCTTCGTTCCAGGTCAAGGCGCCGAGGCGTTCTAGGGCTTGGAGAGCTTGATCAAGTCGGCGCTGCCACCAGTTCTGAAACCATGCCTTTGGCGGCTCTTCTGTCGCTCCACCACGCCAACCATCCTCCCAAACTTCATTGGTCGGCTCTCGGTACTGATCGGGCGCGTCGGGAGTTTCATTCCAAGTTCTGTTAAAAGGTTCACGTGCCATTATAAAGCCCCGCCCAATGCTACGCTGCCAAGCGGATCACCACCCACCTCGCCGCTTTGTGAAAAGATATTGCCCGCTGTTACGTACTCGACGCCTACACCCTGCGGCCTCGGAGCAAGGTCATAGATATCAAGCAGGGCACGAATATTAAATGGGATTTCTTGGTTTAGAATAATGCGCATCGTCATATCCTGAAGGTCAACAACCGTCGCCGTATATCCTTCGCCTAATATAAACTCAACGCCGCGCTTAACGTCATCGATAGTGGCGGGAGATGTGTTTTTAACGATCTTCGCTTTTATCACTAGTCGATAGAGATAGTTTGGCAAAGGAACGCTTTGCGGTGTAACGCCTGGGCCAATATATGGAGCCACGTTATACGGTTGCGCACCAGCAGTTCCATCGTATGCGAATACAGATAAAGTATCGTCGTTGATGCGGGGGCGTTCGGGGATGCCCGCGATACGCCCGCAAATATCTAGCTGCTCACCTCGAGCCGTGTCGATGTTGATCAAATTGACGACTTGCTGCGCAGGATCAGATATCAGCCGCTTGGCAATATCGGGCAATATCGAAATCCACGCCTTAAATTTAGCGCCATTCCGGTACTGCCAGATAATTCTACCGAGCGCCTTGCCTTGCAGGTCAGTAACGACCATTAAACATACTCCACAACGATGTTTGCTGCGTCGAATACTGCTAGCTCATTATACGCGATCGGCACACTGGTGCCTGTGGGGCTTGCTGATGTGCCCACTGTAATGCTGTTCGTTATGCCTCTGTCAGCCACTATTTCGTTGACCGGAGTATAAAGCCTTCCCGCGCCGATACGCTCACCTATTTGAAATCCGCGTCGCGTAAAGCCATCGCCCAAGCCTGTTAGGCCGTTTAGACTGAAGTCTACGATTGATGCAGCAATTTCCTCTTTCTCTAGCGCCGAAAGAGACTCTGTTTCAATCTCAACGTTGACATAAATGGTAATCAGGTCGGGGCGGAAAAATGTAATTGACACCGGGTTACCTAACGGCGTAGTCGTCAGCGAAGTTATCTCGTTAGGAATACCGAAGTCTCGATTCATGCTACAGCCTGGGTTTTTCTTTGTGGCGATGGCCGACCGAACATCGGACACGCCGCCGCCCTGGACGAATATAGCGATGCTGTGCTGATCTAAGCCGTAAGGATTTCCGCTTGATACGGCGCTGCTGCTGGTCGAGTTCTCATAGACACGTGTTTGAACGACGCCATCAACATTGGCTACGGCGCTGAAAATATTATCGACCTGATTAGCGCCCGGCAGCGATACGGATTGATTACGCCGCAAGCGAAAGGCGTTGTCTGATTCTTGATCACGGCCTTGTAGTGCTGGCTGTGAGTTATTGACCGACTGCCAGCCTGCCACCGGGTCGGCTATCTCGGTAAGCGTGCCGATAGAGGCGGGCAATGCGCCTGCTGTGGTCGCCGTAACATCGGCGCTAGTTGTGCCGCTAATGCTCACCGCTGCATTCAAGGCCCACAGCGTGCCGGTATCGTTATTTCGAATACGTGAGCCAGCAGGAACCAGCGTTCCATTGACACCGGTTAGCTGTACTACGCCGGTAGAGAATGTCGCGTCTTGGCGTTCAATGCCTGCATAGTCGGCAATGTCGTTAAGCGCTTGTCCTACGGCGGTTGCCGGGTCACGGCTCATGTAGGCGTATTGCACCTGCTCATCTAGCAAGGCAAGCTGCTCTGACCAGATGGCTATCTGCTGTCCGTCAGGTGATTCAGGCGTGATGTTCCAGTTGGTATCAATGCCCAGATAGCCGCCCTGCACCAAGTCTCGATACTCAAGCAGCGTGGTTCCCGTAACGCCGTTTACCGTAATCTCAGCCATTAAATAACATCCTCATCAAACAGTACGCGCACGGCTTGGTTGTTTACGTCGATAACGGTGCAGTCCACATTGATGCGGCGCGTCAGTCGGTCAATATCAAACGCAAAAGATGTGATAGCGACAACGCCGGGCGCGGTGATGATGCGCTGCTTCAGTGCGGCCTCGGCCACGTCTTGGGGGGATTTTCCAAGTATTGATTGGAAGTATGGACAACCATCTGTTATATCTAGGAAAAATTCTCCAAAGAACATACGCAAGCGGTGATAGATTCCGGCGCCCGTCGATTCTTTCTCATATAGAAATTGATTGCTACCGCTCGTTACTAGGTCGCCAGTATCTTTGTCCCAGTTTCTGATCATTGCGGGCCTCCTGTTGGCCCAGGCGCAGAACTGCCGCCAAGTATCGGGTGCGTGTGCGTATCGCCGATATTAACGCCATTATGCTTGAGGCCGCTTGCGTCGAGTGTCAGCACTTGGTCACCTACCGTCGCCGTTATCCCGCCATCCGTTAATTGTAGTTTAACAGAACCTGTATAGTTAGACAGTCCGCAGCCTTCATTCACGAAATTTGGGATAGCGCCTGGACTGCTGCGGTAGCCGGGGGCAAAGAAGGCGTCAGCAGCGCTGAACATGCGGAAATCAACGGGCGTCGTTACACCGCCCGAGTTAATCCACGTATCGGCGGCGCGCTGACTGAAATGAATCAAGCCTTCGGTTTCGCCCGGCGTTATCTGGTGGTAGAAATACCACGCATTGTCGCCGCTGAATTGGACAGGAACGCCGGTGATTACTGGGATAGTAGTAGGCACGCCGTTAACAATGCGGCGGATACCACACTGCACCTGCGCCCGCTGCGTCTCTGCATCAAAGGCCATGATGCGGCCAGGGAGGGCCACCATTAGCCCCCTCAACTGTCCGTTAAGCGCCTCGTCAAGCATGAATGTAAACGGGCTTTCACTGTCCGGTTCGCGGTAATTTTCCGACACGCGGATTCCACCCCTCTAATATTGTGTCCCACATATCGCCGTAGTAGTCGCCCACATGGGAGACGCCGCGCACTAAGTAGCGGCCTACGCCGATAGTATCGGGGAATGTGGCTGCATTTGGGTTATTGAATACCAGCTCACCCGTTGCGTTTTCTACCTCTACGGTGTCTTGCGGGCGAATGGCTGGGTTCATCTTTAACGTTACATCTATACCGCGCTCACGTATGCGCGGGCTACCCACCATGCCGCTATCTGCGCTGATCCTGAATATCGAGTCAGCGCCGGGCCTGCCTTCACCAAGGCGGGCAATGATCATCTGATTATTCTCTATCGTCCACGTGAACGAGTAATTCCTGGCCAATGAGCGCATCGCCGCTTTGCTGTCTTCGCTGATCGTCATGCCATTAATAGCACGGGGAAGGTCGTCAAAGTTGCCGATGAACTGCACCGGGTAGCCAAACGTTAACGCCACATCGCTGATTATCTCACGCGCTGGTGTGCTATTGCCCCATGATTTATTGACACTGGCGTTTGCCCATACATTGCCCACTGATCGGCAATAGAGCGTGTTGTAAACCTCGGGGCCATCACGACCTATCGAGACGTTATAAATCGTGCCGGTGAATATCTGGGCAAAGCGATTACGGTATCCAGCGGTTAATCGCACATCGGTATAGCGCTCATAGAGCAAGCGGCGATTCTCTGCGCTTAGCCCATAGATGCTTATCTCAGCAACCTGTAAATAGCTATCGGCGTGCATGCCTACACGAAAGCGTATCTGGGCGGGCTCTTCACCGAATCCATCAACGGTTAGTAACTGGCCGCTATCGCCCACTTCCAACTTGAAAACCCTGTCCCAAATCTCACTCATCGGCGCCCTCGTCGTCATATAGAAGGCGATTATTGATACCAAGGTTTTCGATAGTGGGTGATTGGCCCTCTAGGTAGATAGCACCTAGCCCGCTATTTAATCCCTTCACTATATTGACGCCAGGGTGAAGACCGCGCCCTAGCGTGATAGGAACGCCAGCTTCGTAAAGGTTAACCGCGTAGAATTCGTACTGCACTAGCCAGCGTAATTCAAACTCAATTAAGCGATTTGATAGCTGAACACTAAAGCGCTGGTAGGGCGACTGGTTATTTAGCGGAATACGGCTGATCATAACGGCACCGCCTGAACCCGGCCAAAGCCGTTGTAGGGCGACGCCTGTGCGGTCACTGTGTCGTTAGGTGCTGGAATACCAAGCTGAACGGTCTGACTATTCATGATGCGCAGTTGCTCTATATCAACGGCTAGCTCTAGGCCATTCTCATTCTGAGTATTCGTCACGCGACTCGTGCGGGTGATGATGCAGTTAGCGTGGATGCCTTTTGACGTTGCTAGGGTGAAGATGGTTTTAGCCCGTTGCAACCGGCGCATCTCTTCCAGTACGTTGCCGGATCGAGTAGATGCTTGGCCTGCTGCAAACGAGGCGTTAGCAATTGAAGCGCCTAGGCCAGCCAGGGCAGCGATATTGCCCGGTAGGCGACTAACAACAGCGCCTACACCAATGCCAGCAGCGCCTCCGATAATCGTTTGCAGCGCACCCTCGGGTAGTCCTAAGTTAGTTAGGTTATCAAATACGTTACCCTGTGATGCTTGGGCAGCCAAAGCACGCGCCGGGTTGTCGCTGATACCTACCAGCATGGTAAAGCGCTGGTTGCGATTAACCGCATGGTCATTACCCTCAACGCCGGATTCTATCGGGTATCGAGTAACGTCCGTTTGCAGCTCGTCCGACTCCTCTAGCAGCGCATCAAAGTAGATACCGCCAATATTGGGCCGCTGCTTGCTGAATATGGAGACTAAAGGCATGAATTACGCACCTATATGTTTGCGTACATTGTAGCACTTGACCCAGGTAACAGCCATGATAGCATTGTCGTGCGGCTAGGTCGGCCAACCGAAACGGCGTAACACTCCACGCCTTGCCGCTCCCCATCTGGAGTGATAGCTGGAGAGTGAGCTATGAATGAACTGCATGCGCAAATAATATCTCGTCAACAAGCTAAAGAAAAATGCATTAGCCATTACTTTACAGGCAAGCCGTGCGCGTATGGCGGCGTAGGCGTAAGAAGGACATCCAACGGTGATTGTAAATGCGTAAATTGCTTATCTATTGAGGCAAAAAGGAAGTTGAAATACAGGGCTCTCAATAGCGAGTCGGTTTCAGCTTACAAGAAATCCTATAATTACAAAAACCGGGAGCGAGACCTGCGGCGCAGTAGGGAATACCACCTAAAAAACCGAGAATCAATAATAAAAAAGATGCGTGAGAACTGCAAGATTACCAAAAAATTACGCAATGCAAACAACGCAAAGCGTCGCGCCAATAGAATAGATAGGACGCTTTGTTATGATAACGACCTCACAGAATTCGTTCTTCAAGAGGCATATGCACAAGCCGATGACTTGGAATCATTGATGGGTTTTAAATTCCACGTAGATCACATGGTTCCGCTTCAGGGCAAGTCCGTCAGCGGGCTCCATTACTGGGCAAATCTTCAGGTAATACCTCAATGGCTCAATATATCTAAGAGAAATAGGCTTATTTATACAGAGCCATTTTCATGGATTAGTAATTGCTTGTGAATTCTAAACGACGCTACTGCGAAACGCATCAGCGGCTTGCTCGGAGTGATTCCTGATCACCCGAGTGACCACCCTTTCTACTTCTGCTGTATCTCCTCCATTGATATTAAAAGTGTTGTATTGCGTGTTAGCGCTTGCTTGTGGGTTGCTACCGCCTTCTGACTGCATGCGCTCGCGTACACTTGGAGCATACGCCTCATTAACCGGCCCCCATGCTGATCGATCATAGCCGCCATGATATAAGCGCAGCGCCTCATCCCAGTCGCCAGAGTTCTTAAAGTTCTCATGCATCAATTCTTGTTGCATCTTCAGCGAATCCATTGGGTCGAATGGGTCTAGCTCCTCGCCAAAGCGTTTTTCTAGCGATACCTCTGTGTTAGGCATGATCTGACCAAGCCCACGAGCACCAGCGCCGCTAACCGCATATGGATTATATGAGCTTTCCTGCCCGATTTGCGCCCATAGCAATCCAGCGGGCGCGCCAATGTCTTTCTCTGCCTGCGCAACGGCTGCACGGTACGCTTCATTATCGCGGATACTTTGCCCGCGCCGTATATCGAAGTCAGGGATACCGGGTGGGCCTTGGCGACCTTGTAGTGATTCACGCAGCGTCTGGGAGTCTTGGCCTTGTCCACGGCGAATATTAATACCATCAAGCCATTCAGATATGTTGTCGCGTAGGTCTTCGCCGTACTTGCGCCCGAAGGCTTCCGGACCTTCATTGAAAAACTCTGATATCTTGCTGTCGTTATCAAGCAGGAAGTCGGTCGCCCAATTAGAGAATCGCGTTAAGTCGGGCAATAAGTCAGCGGCCAGGACGTTAGTCACGCCTTCGATAGCTGTCTTGAATTCGCTTAGTGATTCGTTGAACTCATTAGCTAGGTCTATTTGCTCTTGAGTTACCGGAGCCAATTCAGCGGCACGCGCCATGTAATCATCTAGCGCCTGGGCTCCTTGGCCGAATAGTTTGAACGCAGCAGGGCTGTTAATACCCATATCTTGCAGGATAATACGGCGCTGCTGGTCGTCCATGCCCTGCATGGCTTGCATGACGCGCTCTATGGCTTGTGTGGCGTCTTGCGCATCAGTAACGGCGCGAGGATCAAGGCCAAGCATCGACATTGCATCAAACGCGCCTGATTCGCCACGGCGTAGAGCATCCTGAAACCGTACCATACCTTCAATGGCGCTACGTGCTTCGCTAGCCTCGCCGCCCACCTGCGAAAACGCAAACTCAAGACCGCGTACATCTTGGGCGCTGACCTGCATTTGCCGCGAAAAATTACCCAGCTCTTGGCGTGAATTGGCAAAGCCAGTTGTCAGTGATGCGCCGCCCACGCCGACACCCAAGGCGCCAGCGAGAGCCATAGCAGAGCTGCGCAAGCCGTTAAACATGCTGACGCCATTGTCAAAGCTCTGCTTGTCGGTATCTAGCCCGAGCGATACAAGTAAAGAGTCGATCTGCTCAGCCATTAGCTCTATCCTTTTCTGCTTTATCCAGCACGGCGTGCATCATGGCAACATCATTAAGTGAAAGCGTGCCGTCTAGCATTTGATTCCACGTTGCCAGTGGCGGGATGAAGCCGGGGATTCCCAAGCATGGGCGCATCAGGTACCAAGGTACTCCATCGTCCTCTACTTCGCCGCTTCCGGCTCCCCGGCGTTGGCGCTTTTTCCGCCCGAGAGATTGTAAAAATTTGAGAGATTGGCCTGACATACCTTACCGACTAACAGCGCCCAGCCTGCTGGATTGTCGCGGTAAAGGTTTTGCGCGACAGGCACATCATCGGCGGCCTGCGTAACCTTGCCTTTAACCAGCAGCTTCTCAATCTTCTGCAATTCATCCCAGCGCAAAGACATAAGCGCAAGCACCAAGCCTTTCTCGGTGATTTCGTCTTTCAAGCCAAGCACTAGCTGGCTATTTAGCGCAATATGCAGCGCCTCATATTGCTCTTTGGCACTAGCAGTTTCGCCGCTGTATTCAGTCTCGCCAATCGTGAATTCATACTGTGACATAATCACCTCAAAAATAAGGCCCGACTAGCGGGCCGGTTGTTAGCCTTCTTGGGAGTCGCGGAAACGGAACGTGAACTGTTCGTCAGTTACGCTGCCACGGCCTGCGCGACCTTGCGGGCCACGGCGATTCATGGTTCCGTCCCACATAACAGTCACTTCATTGGTGCCAATCTGACGGAATGTGCAAGTAAAGTCGGCGCCGGTCGCTTGGACTGCCAATAGCTGACGAACCTCATCTGATCCAGGCATTAGGTTAACTACTAGCGTCTTGGGCTGGTTAACTCGATCAAGACGCAGACCAGTGCCGCCAATGCCATCTTTCTGAACTGTGCGCTCCTCAGCATCGTCCAGCGTGATAGGCGGATCAGTATCGCCAAACTCCTCGATAGGGATTCCGTTGATCACAAGGGAGGCTTCCGCCGCACCGTATTTAGTTAGTGCCATGTCTTTCTCCTTACTCGACGGTTACGTTAACAGTGGCGGTATGCCCAGCGCGTGCCAGAATCGCCAGAATGGCAGTTTCAGGGAATTGACGCTCACGTTTCTGCGCGGTCATTAAATTCAGCACATCTTCTGGACGGCCAAAGTTAACGAAACCAAACGGCGCTAGTTGGGTCGTGCCGTCATTAGGGTCTACATACTCAGCCTCGCCTAGCACGCCGTTATCGTAGAACTGGCGGCATGTCTGGCTTAGCGTGTTTAGTAGTCCAGCGTAACCCTTAGGTGTCAGCCCTCGCTTAGTAGGCGTTCCGGCAATGTAATTGTAGCCATCCACTTGCAAGTAGTTTTTAAGCACGTCCAGGTTAACCACATCGTCAATGAACTCGCCAAAGCTGGACATTGATTTGGAGTTAATCACGCGGCTGTTGTCGATCTCGCCTTTCAGCTCAACGGCGGTGAAGAATACGACGTTTTTAGCTTTCAACGCGTTGTAGCCGGTAGTGCTGATCTGCTCACGCGCACCGACGATGCCGGGTAGCACTTGATACTCGCCAGTGATGGCGGTATTGGTGCCAAGCGGGCGGAACTTCTGAAACGCAGCGGCTAGCTGAACCATGGCGTATTGCTGCGATGGGTCGGTGGTGATAATCGATTGCGGCACGTAACCGACGAACATACGGCGGTTACCTTTGGCCATCAGTACGCTGGCTAGGTCGGTATCGTCTTGCGGATCGACAATATCCGTACCGGTTAGCGTTAGAGGAACAGGATGTTCGTTAGCGTCCGACCAATCAGATAGCGCAATGGCGGTTGCTTCGACGCTATACACATCGTATGGCAAGAAGTACCAGTAGCGCCATGCTTCGCCATCAGCCTTGTTCATCGTGTCGATGACGTCAGTGTCGGTTACTTCATCCCACATCCAAATGCTGATTTGAAGCGGTTTGGGAATGTTAGCAAACCAGCGTGTCGCGATCAGATAGGTGTCTGAATCAGTATCAAAGTCTTCAGCTACTTCGGTAAGCGTGCTGTAGTCCTTGTACGTGTCGACCGGGATAGAACCGGTAGTGATTAGATCAGCGTCACGTGCAATGATAAACGCCGTCGAGAAATTGGCATAGCCAAGCCCCGCTGGCGTAAGTAGCAAGTTGACGTTGATGATATTTTCAACCGGATACGCCATGGCTAGGCTCCTGCTGTAGTGGTTTCAAGTCGGTTTAAGATATTGCCGTCCTCATCCTCAATCGTGAGACTAAAGCCAGCCGCCCTTAAGATTATATCTGTTACCTGTGTTTCTATCCATAAGTGTAGATCGACCTGATAGCGCTCCTGCATATCGGCCATTTCGACGCCTGTTAGATTGCGTGATTCGGATACGTAGCGCCAAGCGATGCCGTTCAGAAAGCAGTAGTCACTAATCGGCTGCCTGAATTGCGCTTGCTGCATGCGAAGTGCTGCGTTCTGGGCGCCGCTGTCAAAGAAGTTGATGCTTACCATCACTTCCATCGACGTGATGAGCGTTTCCTGCATATCCGTCCAGGGGAATGTAGGGATAGGCTCAGCAGCGGGAATGTCTTCACGCACTCGGCGCGGCTGTCCGTAGGCGCGCACAGGGATTGGCTTGTAAGTAAAGTACGGCTCATCCGGTGGTGATCGCCCCTGGTCTGCTAATCTACCGACGGTATAGCCGCTTGCGTCACGCACCAAGTTGGCAATCACCAGATAGAGCTCATCTACGGTTTCAACTGCCATCAGCATTCCTCAAGCGCTCTACGATCACATGGCAGTAGTTATGCCAGGGCCGGTTATCAACGTGCATTACGCGCCATTTATGTGTGTTAAGGCCGTCGCTAAACTCGAATCGGTCAGCAGGGCGCCCGGTATCTTCGGGGTATACGTAAGTAGTTCCGTCATTGATATAGATGTTGCGAATGTCACGCGGGTTAGCGGTGCCGCCTAGCTGAACCATGAATTCAATCGTTTTCTTGGTCGCTGGCTGAATGTTGCATTCTGGAATCGTTACCGGATCAGGCGCAGTGCCTTCTACCCATACGCCTGCATCGTTGTAGCCGCCATCGGTGGCAGGGCGCAGCAATCTAACGCCGCCTGCTGGCTGTGTGTTAAATGGTTGGCTCACATGCCCAAGCATATCAAGCATTTTACAGCCCCTTGTCTCTAACGACCCATGTAATCGCCTGTCGTAGCGCACCAGTGTCAATCAGCGGCTTGCTTGAGCCCTTACGTGCGACAGTGGCAGGTTTGTTGGCCGGATTGATGCCCTCGCTAATCGCCTCTTGGCTGATCGATGCACCTTTAGCGCCTAGCTGATTTAACGCCTGATCAAATGTTAAGTCACCAGCGGCTACTTGCTTCATTAGCTGCCTGAATACTTTAGCTAGCTCGTCTTGCGCAGAGCGTAACGGTACACGAAGGAATGAGCGCTCAGGTATGCCCGCTTTAGGTGCGCCAAACTCATGAATAGCACCCAGTCGAACAATGCTCATGCCGTCCGGGTGGTTTCCGCTATCAGCAGGGAGGCCCACGGCTACCTCTTTCTGCTGGGCAAAGCGTTGCTGCATCTCGCGTATGCGCCGGATAGCGCCCTGGCCGCTGGATACGCCGCCGCGCATGCTAATCATGCTCACGAATCCATGCGCGCATTTCGTCAGGCGTGCGTCCCCGCTCGGTCATCACCGCAAAACGGCGATTGGGTGCCTTCTCTGCATCCATAGTGTTTTGCACGTAATCTAGTTCTGATTCGCTGAACTCAACACAAATATCTACTTCGTCGCTGTCGTGCCATTCGCTACCAATTTTGACTCGCATAAAACCTCCTAAACCGCAACGGCACCCATGCCAGCACGACGACGCAGGCGCAGAAACTGAACGCCGTAGTGGGTGGTCGATAGCCAGTCATCGCCGGTATTCTGCATCTCTGTTATCCGGTACTGCACCGACTCATCAGCAACTGAGCGCCCAGACTGATTAAGCCGCGCCGTAGGATTGATGTTGCCCGGCACCGATGCGTCTTGCGTCAGGTACGTTAACGACAGCCAGTGCGCAGCGAAAAAGAAGATGCCGCGCTGCCGGAAGTTCGAGCACACGTCGGCGTACACACCCCAGCGTGCCTTGTTCGTCTCGGTGATGCCTTCGCACAAAGCCGAATCTACTACCGCGTCAGGCCACTTTGCCACATCAGCAAACGCAGGCTGCCGAGTTCGGAAGGCCGTAATCATGGCGGTGTCTGGCGTTAGTTCGCTCATTTGATCGGCTCCGGCGATATGCGAATGATGAAAAGGAAGTCAGGCAGAGGTAGGCGGCATGCTGCGCAAAGAATGACGAAAGGCTTAGCCCATCGGCGCATCTTCACTGTGACGTATAGGCCGCTTACCTTAGCCATAACTACTCCTCGGAATCTTTGGCGCTATCCTGGCCTTCTGGCTCGGGCGCCGCTTCTTCTTTCTGCTTGCGGCCACGCTTGGGCTTGTCGTCTTCTTCGGCTGTCAGGCTGCCGTATTTAATGTCTGGGTGTTCGTTGCTGTACTTGCGACCATCGACTTCAACCGTCTCTCCAACTTCAACCAGACGCTGCTCGCCATCGACTTCAACGTAGGTCGGGTAATTCGCTGTGACTTTCATATTGTCAGCTCCAATTTAAAAGGCTATGATCTTAAATAAATCCTTACTTGGAGCATAGCATGTTTTGCTTTCCCTTGACATATTTGGCAAAGACAAAAAAAGAAGCATTGGATAGGGGCGATAAATTCTATCATCCCGGAAAACAGTGCAGGCAATGGCATTTGTCTGAATTTTATACTAAGGCTCAAAGGTGCAAAATATGCGCACGAGAAAGAGTTTGCGCTGCACGATATAAAAATCCTGCTTACGCAGCCTCGCAACGTAAAGCATGCCATCGGAATTATCACGAAAGGTATAAACACGACGATGCTATTGCCCAAAAAGGCAGGGATCGTAACAAGGAGTACAGGAAGAAAGAAGGCTACAACAAACAATTTACTGAATATATGCGTCAGTGGCGTAGGCGTAAGTTTGATGAGGGTGATGAAAGCGTTATTTCCAGGGAGGCTTGGCGGAACATACTTGGTAGAAGCATTCGAGCCGGTTACTCTAAAACACATTCCACTCAAGAAATACTTGGCTACGCGCCTAACGAATTGAGAAAGCATATATCTAGCCTGTTCTTGGATGGCATGACATGGGCCAACCATGGAGATTGGCATATTGACCATGTGCGCCCGATATCATCATTTCCGCCTAACACTCACCCAAGCATAGTTCATGCTTTGTCTAATCTTCAGCCTTTATGGGCAGCCGATAATCTTGAGAAGTCCGACAAATATGATGCATAAAAAAGGGGCCGAAGCCCCTTAGTATCAATGTTGATCATACGCCATCTAAATATGAACCTGCCTTAGGAATTCTCCATTCGCAACCCCCAGTCCTGACCATGGCGGGCACTTTGTAGTTGATATTGTCGGCAGTAGCAGGCGCCAAGAACATCAGCGGCATAACATCATGGCCCTTCACAATACGCATTTCGCGCTTGAAAGTGACCATACGCTTAGTGCCGCCCTGGCCTGCCGTTTCCAAGTTAATGTCGTCAACGAACGTCATGTCAGGGAAGTTCATTTGCAGGAACTGCAATACAGTCACGTTAGAGGCGTTATCCGTAGACATAACGGTACGCATCAGTAGCTGGTGCACTGAAGTCGGCAGCACGAAGTGCGTAGGACGGTGCACTGTATTGGTTTGCGTCTGGTAAACCTTGGTGTACTCGTTACCAAACAGCGTGATAATCGGCTGTGCGCCATTGGTAGGAATATCAGCAACCAGAGATGCGATGGTGCCCGCAGCGCTTGCACGTGGAACCAGGGTAGATGAGTACAAGCCTTCGCCTGTTTCCTGATCACCCAATAGATAGATGCGGTTCAAGTCGCCCTCGACCACATCGCGCACAGCCTGGGCACGCTCAGTCTCAAGCAACAAGCCTTGACCGCCGTTCATCTGACCCAGCAATAGCGCGTAGTTAAGCTCCTCAAGCGAGAAGGTATAACCCAGCGCGTAGGTGCCCACTTCGTGGAAGCCCTGGCTAAGGCCGATGTCCACGGTAGGAACGTCCGTAGAGTTCGGGCCAAGCTTTTTCAGGCGACCGCGTGCGTCCATAGCACGGAACATGACGGTCTTAGACCAGTCAGGCGCGCTCTGGTCGAGTGGCACCAAGTCGGTGTATTTGTACTGAGGGTACTCCATACGGTACACCTCAGTTTCGATATGCGCGGCCTGCTGCTGTAGGAACGACAGCGCGCCTGCGGGATTTGCGTCAAACGTAGGTTTCATTTAGCAATCGCTCCGTTAAGCAGTGGCAAGGATGCCATCAAGTTGAATTTCGCCCACTTCACCATCAGCCACATCGTAAATCCATTTGGCCTGGTTAAGCTCGATGGTGTAGGGAACGGGCGAAGCGCCCCCGCTATCGGTTGCGACACCGCGCAGCTGGCCTAGCTCTTCGCCGCCTGCCACGTTAATGACTACGTGAACAGTATCGTTGGTTGATGCACCACCAGTGCAAATAGCGTACATACGGCCACGACGCAGAACGGAAGCGTGCTCACCTTCGCCATAGCCGAACTCATACGCTGCCGGGTTAACGGGGATCGAATTGCTCTCGGCTGCCAGGGTGCGAACAGTGATACCGGCAATATCGCCAGCAACTGTTGAGCCAGTGACCACATCAAACGTGCGATCCACTGAGCCACGCACAACAGCACGTGCAAACGCTACAGGGTCATTCATCGAGCCAGAAACAATGTCCGCTACGTCGATAGTAGAGACTTGGCCGTTAAAGCCAATCTGGCGATACTGGTTGAACGTATCTTGTGCAACGGCCATTATTTTGCCTCCTTCGGTGCGTAGCGGGCATCAAGCCATGCTTGGCGCGCTGTTTCGCGTTCGGTTTGTGCGTCGCCAGTCGGCTTTGCCTTGCTCATGTCATTACTGAACTGGTTGAGCGAGTCATTGGCAGCTTTCTTATCTTTCTCGCCTTTCTCGTCCTCGTCTTCCTTTTCAGAGTAGGACATATCGAAAGCGGCCTTAACGTACTCTTCGCCTTTGCTTGCCCAGTCAATAGAGGGGCGAACCACGGCGAGGGCGGCACGTTTAATATCCAGCGGATTCAGGCTATCGCAAGAGAACTTGTCGCCCGCCAGCTTAGCGCCTGCCGTCTGTGCGTCGTGAATCTCTTTAACGCGTGCGGCGATGGCTTCATCAGAGGTCTTGGCTTCGAGCGCGGCCTTATCCTCGGTCAGCTTGTCGGCCTTGGCTTCGGCTGCATCTTTCGCAGCTACCGCCATCTGGCTGGTTGATTCGGCATCACCTACACGCTTCAGGAGGCTGTTAAAGCGATCCTCAATCAGCGTAGCGGTGGATTTGTCGGCAACCTCAATAGAGGCGCCATCCAGCGTTACAGTTACGGTCATTGATTTAGCCTCCTGGGGCTTCTGGTCATACAAACGCGCCTCCCGGCCTGCTCGGGCTGAGGGCACAAGTGCAACATGATTGATGCGGATATTGCGTTGAACGTATTCGTACTCGTCGCCAGTGTCGGTGGTGCCTTTCCCTGGGACGTACTCGGCTAGGTAGCCAGCGGATAGCTCAACCAAACCACTATCGATCTGCCGGATAGCTTCGGCGTCCTTGATGATTAGCGGCGCCTCGACGTATTCGCCATCCTGGGTAGCCGGGTCAGTCACATGGCCCACAGAGTGACGCTTGAAGGTTTCAGCGTTCACCATGTCGCTAGGGTGCATGATCGTGACGTCAGTATCAGCGTAGCTATCCAGGCTGGCTTTCGAGAACACTTCTTCGGGAGGACGGTAGACGCCGATGCGTGAATTAGGATCACGGTCAGTAATGCCTAGCTCGCTGGCGAGGTAATACTGCACACCAGCACGCGCAACTCGACCGGGAACCTTGAGGTAGCCCGTATCGGTAAACTCACGCCGACTAATTGCATACTGTGCGCGGTCTTGAATCAGAATAGGCGTCATAGCAAGCCTTTAATGGTTTTATGCACAGTATAATAGCAGTAGCGTAGAAATAAGGCAAAGTAAAGGGGATATGCGCTATTCAGCGGCATGGATGTCTATCCCGCGTAGACGGCAATACTTAAGAACATGGCAATTAATTACCCATTATGCGGCAAATAACGTTGACTATGTGGCGGATGATGCCTATAGTGAGGGTGTGCATAGGCACTACAAGCAACCAAAGGAATCGACCATGGCAGCACTAATCTACCTCGCAATTGCAGTTACCTTTATCTCGGCTTGGCTAACTCACATCATCACATGCCTATCGGATGGTTCATGGGGCTTTCTCATTGCAGGCGCATTGATGTTCCCGATTGCAATTATCCATGGCTTCGGTATCTGGCTAGGCATCTTTTAACACCCACCGCCCGCCCAGCGCGGGCATTGATAACGAGGAGATGGGGATTTAAATGAAAACAATCTACAACATTTACTGTGAAAATGGTTTTTACCTGGGTCAATGGTATGGCGTTAGCCGATCCGATGCAGTAGTGCGCGCTCGCATGAGTGGGGCTCAACTGAATTTCAGTCGCGCGTTCAGTGCATCACAATTTTAATAACCACCAATATAACGAGGAGATAGGGATGATTGAATTGAAAGCAACAGGCGGCGAATGGGTGGCAGATGGTTATGAAATACGATCCACAACATGCCCCATCAGTCTGGCTAAGGTCGCAGTTTTCAATAAAGGAAAGGCAAACGCTGACCTTATGGCAGCATCCTACGGCATGTATCGACTACTTGAACGCCTAGAGAAATTCTGCGACGAAGTAACGGACGAAGATACGCGGCTTTATGGTGAGGCAAAGAGCCTATCGTATGAAATTGATGATCTGCTGGCTAAAGCACGAGGTGAGTCATGATCACGCCAGAGCAAATCCAGCAGTTAGGCACTACCGAATGCGTGCGCTCGCTTGAGAGAACTATGCCAGAGATACATCGAGCATTTCAGGCGCAGCGCGCAGGCATGAGCTACGAGCAATGTCTTGAAATGATGGTTATCGCACTGGCCAACAATTCACAGCATTATCAAAGCGAGTGCGTGCGACTGATTATGAGCCAACCTGTCAGTATCACTATGCCAGCGAGTACACAACTATGATCCACGCCAAGCACCACGACCCAGCCAGCGCTCGCGATACCCTGCTGAAACTCAAGCGCTCGCGCCGCTATACCTGGGAGGAACTATCGGAGATGACCGGCAGTAGCATCCGCAAGTTATCCGACGTAGGCGCAGGCCGCGGCAAGGCCACCTACGCCGACCAAGTGATGTACGAGGCTATGTATCGAGAGGAGTGTGGGAAGTGAGCGCCATGATTGTAGAGATTGATGCCAAAGAAGCTATTGCACTGCTTTCGTGTACTCAGCATATGGGGATTGAGCATATCAATTGGATGAATAGCCAGGAAGGCTTCCCGCTAATGGAAAGCGCTAACAATGGATTCACAAAAGCTAACGCTGCCGGTGCATACGCATATCAATACATTCGGCTAGAAAGGATTGCCAAAGCGAAAGGATGGATACCCCAATGACCACAGTACAAGTACCCACTAGCGAGTTGGTTGGCGAAGGTCTTAATTATGCTGTCGCTAAGGCAGTTGGCAAGGACGTTTACGCTAAAGAGATATGGCCTAGCGTTGTAATGGTGTTTACTACTGATGGCTTTCGGTTTATGCCATCTGCCGACTGGTCTCAAGCAGGCCCAATTATTGAGCAGTACAGCGTAAAGCTTGCGCCCTATTTTGATAGTAATGGCGAACGCCTGAAGTGGTATGCGCTAACCGCCAATGACCGCTCCATGGTTCAGGCGTGCCACGAACAAGTATTAGTAGCTGCAATGCAGGCGATAGTGATGTCGCATTTTGGCGACACCGTAGAGATTCCAGAGGAGCTGGTGAAATGAAATGCCTAAACAATTTAATAGGCCGCTTCAAGTTGGCATGGATTGGATTCACAAAGCCGTACCTAACAGCTAGCGCCATTAGCCTTACACGACTAGCCATTGATAAGCCGCAGACGGTGGAGATGACCACTAGCGGCCATGGTAAGCCTGAGCGTCGAATCAAAATCACTATCGAGGAGCTAACACAATGACCAATCAAGCATGGGTGCCAGCGGTGGGTGATGAAGTCATCGTAAGTTACGCAGGCGATGAGGTAACGGGCTGCATCGTCGCAATTCATGACGACCAGCCTATTGCTGCATTTATCCCTAAGGGGTACACGCACTACCAATACGAGCCTGCATGCAGGACTGATATTCGCCCACTCCCCACCGACGAGGAGAAGGCGGTTGATAAGTGCTTTCAGTGCCACGGAGAAGGAAAGACCGAATGGCACTCTGGATATACGACTCAATCAGTTACTTGCCCGCTGTGCCTTGGCACTGGCGTAAGCGTGGATTACTTCATTGAGCAGGTAACAGCGAAGATTGAGGCTAAGTACAGCAAGCAGCCAGAGCCCGATATGGGTGATCCTAAGAATTGGCGTGTCGGCGATATCATCAAGTGCATTAGAAATGCTCAAGGCCTTACATACGGCTATACGTACAAGGTTTTTGGCATCAGCGCTATTGGCGATCCTATTATTTGTGATGATCTAGGCGGATACGAAAGTCGGCATTCATCGCTCTTTGAATTGATCCATCAAGCATAACCACCAAGCCCGCACTAAGCGGGCCTTTTGTTGCTGGGTAGCTCGAATTCAAACACGGGACTGGCTGTGCAACGACAACCCGGATGATGTCGACCTGCATGGAGGCCAGTCTGCCCGCCCCAGCTAGCGCCTTCCTTCCACGTATACACGCCTTTTCCATAGCCCACATCTTTGCGAGCAATACCCCAGCAGCTTATCTTGGCGTTTGGGTATTTACCGCCGGGTCGACCAGTTACGCGCTCATCATCGGAATCAATAGAGCGGTAGTGCGTGATGCCTGCCTGCTGCTGGCGCTTCTCTACGATCTGGCTGGTGATCTTTGATTGTTGGTCGCGGGAGATGAAGCGGGCACGGCGATAGCTGACGCCATAATCCTCTTGCAGTTGCTTGGCTACCTCAGTCGGATAAACACCATCCTTTAGACCGCTATAGATCGTGCTTTCAATACGCTTAAAGAACTGCTCCGGTATCGACTTAATCAAACTCACGTTCTCAGCAATAGACGCCTGGATATAATCGTCCATATCGCGTTCAGACAGCAGCGGCTTAATATCCACGCCAATGGCTGTATTGACGTTCTTCACTAGCTGCCGGGTAGTGGCCTCATCAGTGCGGCCTACGAATGTGCGTGCAATGCGTTGATAGGCTGCCTCAAAGGCTGGCGTGAAGTAACGGGCCTTGACCCGGTTGATAGCGTCGATGATCTTGCGCGCCCAGTCGTCCTGAGTATAAAGCGCGTCGATGGTTAGGGCTGGACGATCAGGCGTATCGGTATAGTCGTCACGCTCTGCCTTGATAGCAGGCATCACCTCGGCGTTTATCTCTTTCGCCATAGCACGAACCAGCGAGCGAAGCTGCGCATGGTAGTAGCGCTCTACCTCGCTGCTGGGCTCTACGGGCTTCGCAGGCTTAGGCCGCTTGCGTTGCGCGTCCTTAGTTGCCTGGGTTAGATTGTCGCATGCGCTCATTTATACCCAAACCCTTTCTCAAGCTCCTGCTCGCTAATGACAAAGCGGGAATCATCTATCATCACATCCATGATGCGTACCTCTGGGGCGCTATCTTTTGTGCCGCTGCTGCTGATTAGTTTTGCATTTATTACAGTAATTCCATTATTGGTTCTAGACACTCCTGTTATTAAATACTTCTGATTACGGCCTAGAAGGATTTCGCTTTCACCCGAGCTTCCAGCTACTTCAAACTGATCCATATCTAGTGCGTTAGTGCCCGTAGGAGCCTCTATGGCAAATATTGCAGAATGCTCTCTAGAAGACCCAGAGAATGAAGAAGCCACCTGTATATCTAGCGATGTTGATGCGAAGGTGTTAAAAGAGCCTTCTTTACCAACCAGGCTTTCTGCGGCGGCGGCCAAACCCCTTGCTTTTATACCTCTGTACAATACAGCAGGCTCACTAAGAGATGACTTTTTAATTGATTGATCAATAGTCCTTGCTTCTGCGTTAAACCCAGTGCTCTTTCCGTCCCCATTGAGCAGGTAATCATTCAGCGCCTTGTAACCACCTTCCTTATAATCCTTGAGGATGATGCTTTGGTTTTCAGTAAGGCTTCTTGATTGCTTGGCTATATCAGATGGCTTTTTTTTTGCTGAAGTTTGTCCGTTTCCACCGCTTGAAAACTTACCATCGACGTCTCTCGGGTGGTCTGATTCACTCCAAGCATCCGCAGTCATCTCGGCGCCTTCATTATCGCCCTCGGGATCAAATGCGCCGTTAGCCTCTTCTTTTTCGGCCTTCTTGGCTTCCTCAATATCGTCATCGCTGATTGAGTAGGTGCCGCGAGACTGTAGCTTGCGCATGACTTGAGATTTCTTAACGACTCCGCTTGCTAGGTAGTTATCATCGGCTTGAGAATTGGCCAGCTCTTGCTGGGCCTGTTCAGCGCCAGAAGGTTGAGACAGCGGGTTAAACTCGAATTCGCATTCTTCTGGCATCTCGCCTAGCCATGATGGGATCATTACCTCATCGATGCGCTCTAACACTTCTCGGTAGGCTGACTCTTGCTGGCCCCTGATAGCGTTGTTGTAGTTCTTCTGGTCGCCAGCACCACTATCGCCCATGCCCTTAGCCATCTCGCCAAATAGCCGGGTCATCGGGATATCAGCCGCGCCACTTGTCCACATCATTAGCTTATCGAGAACGTCTCCCAGTCCACCGAACGATGCCGGGTTGCGTGAGTATTTCTCGGTCGTTCCGTCCAGTAGCAGCATGCGGTTAATGGCTTTGAGCGTTCCGGCAAGCTGGTAGCGCTTCAAGATAGCGTTTGAGCCGTCTTCGGTGGTCAGCTCGTCGCTTAACCCTTCGCGCTCAATTACATCAACGTTGGCCTCTTGGATCAGAGAGGCAATGCCCGCCTTCGCGCTTACGGCGTCCTTGATGTCCTCCATGCACTTGCGCAGTACGGAGTTATCCCAGCCGCCGTTAAGCTGGCGTAGGGCTAGCGGTATCTTTTGCCCAGGGATGCGTATCACGTGGCTATGGTGAATGTTCAGCGAGCCACCGGCCACCATGTATTTGTTGGGCAGCAGGTAATTGGGAATCGTTGGATCGGTAAAGTTGAAGTCAACGCCGGTAATGTAGCGCCGGTCGAGTACCACTAGGCGCTTTAGGCTGCCTTGCTTCAATCGCCGGGTATCAAGCGGCATGCTCAAGTCTTGGTCGGTGATCATCAGGATAGCAGCGCCACCGTAGAGCCGTGACCACTTAAACGCCTCCTGAATCACTTGCTGAACCTTGTAATGCTTCTCGGCCCGCTGGATATCGCTAGCCTCCTCGCAGGAGAACGAACGCCACTCGCGGGTAGCGTCATCAACAGGGATATCGACGATAGACGTAGCAAGCCAGCAATCGGCATAGGCTGACTCTAGCTCTATCCAATCGAAATAATTGAGCGGGTTATAGCGGAAGGTGTTGTGGCTTCTTTTGTCTCGCTCGGTGCCAAGGCCAGACACGACGTTGGTCAGGCTATCGCTAAACGTTAGCTGTCCTGTCGAACTGGCGCGCATGCGGGGCTTCTGTTCGTTCATAGCATTACCCTGTTAATTTGTCCATAGTTTAGCATGCGCGTGGTGATATGCGAAAAGGTCATAGCCAGGAGTTAAGCGGCGCACCTTTGACGGCTAGGTGCGGGCAAGCGCCCATAATAAATGCGTCGGCAAGGTTGGGTGATTCAATGCCACGCTTAGCCATCTCATCCTTGGTTTCTAGCATATCAAGGCCGCGTTTACTGTAGCGCTTGCGAGGAGTGGCTAGTTCAGTCTTTAGCTTTTCCAGCTTAGGAAGGTCGCCACGAATACTGATTAACTCACTATCTGGGTACTTCATGCCTTTTGTGACTGCGTTATAAGTGTTGCGCAATCTGTCGGCCACATCCTGCCACGCCTGGGCTTTAAGGTTCTCAAACTTCTCGTCGTTCTTAATCTTTGGCGCATACTCGCGGTCAGGGTTCATCACCGCGCCGCCAGCGTTGAATTTATAGTAACCGCCTTTTACTCTCTGCTCTTTCAGCGTTGAGCCCACTTGAGCGCCGACGCCAATAGAGTCATAGATCAACCGGCCTTTCTTGGCAGTGTGTGCCCATGCGCGCTTAGCAGATTGCACAAGCTCGTCTTCGGGCGCTGCCCATTCGTCCATGTTGACGCACACAGCACCGTCGAAGATGGCGCACGCATTCTTGTCAGCACCACTGTCGGCAACGTCATAGCCCACTGTCCTAGCGCCGCTAATATCCAAGCCAAGCACCTTATCAGCATCAACGGCAGCTTCCAGCCATGTGCGCTTGATAACAGCCATATCATCGTCAGTACGAGGCACGCCAAGGTAAACATGTTCATAATCTTCGTAGTCTTCGGCTTTAAGGTCTTCAATGTCCCGGCGCGCCGTATCGGATAGGAACGGGTTCTGCGGGTAGTTGATCAGGCGAACGCGGGTGTCGGCAGGAGGGTTAACAATGAAGCGCTGGTAAACGAAGTCAGTCACCAACTTAGGGTTAAACGATATCCATATCTCGGAGCCTTCCTTGCGTATGGTCGGCTTCAGTATCTCCCATTGATCTTTCGTAAGGTTATGAGCCTCCTCGATCCATAGGATATCGGCGCCCTCGAACGATTTTATCTCATCCGTGTTGCGCTCAATGCCATAGAACACGAACTCGCTACCGTTCTCATGCTCAATGCTAGATGCCAAGACATTGAATCCAGGGAACTGGAATCGCTCTATCTGATCCTTGATGAGGGTATAGACCGACTCTTTGATCTTGTTCTGATAGCGACGCACGCAGAGAAAGCGGGTCTGGTACTGGCTAGCAATACCCCCGGCCATGCCTGCGAACTCATATGACTTGGAACTGGCGCGGCCACCGTATAAAACACGATGGCGGCACCGGATGAAGTTTTGTTCTGAAGGGATGCCGTCAACGAACCAGAAGTCGGATAGGGCTGGGTTAAGCGAGGCTGTCATCGTTCTTCGGCTGTGCTGCGTACATGGAAGAGAATGTTTTGACCGACTCACCTTTGCTGGTGTGGTCAATTTCCTGCTTATCGCTATAACCGTGCTTGGTAAGCATCATCTTAGCGATGGCTGGATTGAAGTCACCGCGCAGGCCGTTATTCACCAGTCCGCGCTCTTGTAATGCCTGAACTCGCGTAAAGATGTAAGAAAACTCTTGCTTATCTTCATCTTTTGACCATGCATAAACAGTCTGACGCTCAATACCCATAGCTAATGCCAGCCCTGCAATCTGAGGTACGGCATCACCCTGCTCTTCCCAGCCGCCCTCAAGATACATGCGGGCAAGCTCAAGCTTGTCTTCTGTATATTCACTAGGGCGACCCATATCACCACCCCTTACGTGCGCTAAGGCAGCTTGTGTAAAAACGGTCGCGGATATCGTGAATGAACATCGTGTCTTGCATCAATGCGCGGGGCTTGTCAGACAGCCAGTAGACGAATTCCATCATGGTGTCTTGCTCCTCGGTGCTCATATCGAGGTAGCGCACTTCATTGCGAATGATGTTGATGTCAGTACCACGACCAAACTCTACGGCGATGTTACGGAAAGCGTCGGCACCATAGGCGCAGTGCTCTTCTGCGCTGGCGCTGCTCATGGCCCATGCGGTGCTAAGGCTTAGTACGGTTACGAACCCAAATAGTAGTTTCTTCATGTCACACCTCGTTAGTTGATTTAAGTTGCCGCTGATCAGCCAGAGCGCGGCAGTCTCCTGTAAGCGAGCGCCCCTTGTATTACCGAGCGACCGTGGCCTTGCACATTGTCTCCACTCGCCTGCTAACTGTGAGATGACCGGTGGTAATAGACCAGACCAGTTACGCTACAGCGAGTTGCAGGGATGCGCGGCCCAGGTTGTTAGTGCTTCTTCGATCTATACCAGCACTCAGATAGAACAACCACGACGACGATCCACTTCCACCTTAGCCATGCCTCTATCTTTCGCTTCATGCTGGATTCCTATCTAAAATGCGGTGGCCGTTGCGACGCATATACGATCGTTCTCAGGCCCGTGATGTGTTTATAGCACAGCTCTCACCTGTACAGCCTTGCGCATTCACCGCATAGGTGGAATGCCCTCTATTCACAATACCGCTTTTAACGGAAAGGACACTCCCCTATGCAATCTCGATATCGTAATACCGATATCCCCATGCTGCAATTTCGTACCGTGGGGCCGATACCTCATGACCGCGTAAGCAGCGTGCGTTCCAGTGATGGGCGCTCCCATTTGCACCGGGCGGTAGGTCTACGCCTCATCGGCGTGATGCATGGTAGCAGAGCCATGCTTGCAGATAGTGAGGATCAACCTCCTAGCTAGTTAATGCCCTTTCATTGTAGCTGATTGGCTAGGATTTATCACGGCTCTATCTCGGCAATATGCACCACGCACCGCCCGCCGCTAACGTTCTCGCAGCGCTGGATAGTCAGCCGGTCGATTAGCTCGTCATCTACCCATACCTGGGCGTGGGTGATGGCATCAAGTAGCGCCTTACCTCCATAATTATCAATGTCGCGCTTACGCTTGTCTGGTGGGTATAACTCCACGCGGACTGATAGCCTCCCTCGCAACGGTGCATCATCGTATTGGTGGCCTACCATCTCAACCACTTCACGGCGGAATGTGCGGCCACGTTTAGACAGGATTGTGCGGCCCTGGAATTGACGCCACACCGTGTTAGTGGATGGCGGGAAGGGTAGCTCTAGGGTAATGGTCATTGCGATACGCTTGCGTCGATGGTGCGCCGATAATCACCAAAGCTAATCACTTCACTAACCGGCTTACCAAACCACCCGCGCCATAACCAGCAAAACGACTTAACCTGAACCACGCCCGCAGGAATGTAATCAAATTCAACATCCCATACATCCATGCTGACGGCGGTGTATAGATCGCCATCTTCGTTTTCGTAGCATGCCACCCACTCAGTCGCGTATATCGGGAATATGCCGCCGAATATAATGCTTTTTAATATCTCCATTATTTTTTCCTCGTCAGAATATTCGACAAGAAACCGCCCCGACTCTGACCACCATTAAGCCGATTCTTGCTCTCGTCGCGCAGAACGCCAAAGTAGGCTTGAAGCAAAACAACGAACGGGCCAATCACCGACAGCATGAAGGGCCAGCCATCCATAATGGCATCCACAATGGAAACGTCTTTGATGACTACGCCATAGGCCCAGGCGCTTACCGTGACGACGACAGCGAAGGCGACAACATGGAAGGCATGCTTGGCGATGTAGGGGCGAGTGGTGTGCTTCATGCTTGAGTCAGCGGCGAGCATAGCGCGTAGTGTTTCGTTCGATTGCTGTATACGTTCAATATCAACGTCGAACTCTTTCTCCATCACCTTGCCACGCTGGTCGGCGGGCAGTGAGTCAATAGCGCGCTCCATATCCTTGGCCGTGGCGTCGTTGGGCAGGCGCTTATCTGCGGGCAGCATCTCGTTCACCGCATCAATCAATAGACCACCGCCGGGCACCACTTCGCGAACAACGCCGCTGCCGACTGTCTTGATAACGTCCCATAGCTTCACTGGTATTTCTCCCAATTGATTTCAGCTAGGCCGCTCTCCATTCGGCAGGCGTTCAGGCGTCCTTGCAGGGTGAGAATGTAATGGTTCATTGATTCGTTTTCGCTGCTTAGCTGTTCGGCTATTTCCAACTGCTCTTGGTAGAGGTATTCGACCTCTGCCAGCTTAGCCTTGGCGTCTAGCGCTTGACCCACAAATACGGCCACCAATGCCACCGCAATCACAAACGCAATACCTGACGCCATAGACTGCCGCTTGTAGTACCTGACGCGATGCGCCAGTGATGTGAACTCATCCCTCGGGTTGCTCATTTATCACCTCGATGGCCTAGATAACGGCGAGCCACTGACTCGACAGCAGGCCGAAAAAACCTAAAGCCTAGAATCCCTGTGATTACCCCTACGATAGTGGCGAAGTCATCGCCTATACCCATCGTCAACATAACTGGCCTAAGCCCGGTCACGATGGCAGCACAAATAACAGCCTCTGCAACGTCTCGTTTTGTTAGCTTTGCGCGGTCAAAATAGGCACGGACTAGCACCATGAAGAACGCGACAACACCAGCGATCAACCACGGTGCGTTAGCTTGCAGCCATATAGCGAAGCGCCATGTATTCGTGTCGTGTGGATCAGGTGGCATTAGCCGTACTCTCTGCATTTTAGCCCACCTCTGCGGGCAAACGAATTGTTATGCGTGGAATCGGCGGGCATCGGTTTTCATGCTACCGTCCCGCCTATTTCTGAGTAGAGTGACACGGCTAATCGTTCGCCGTAATCGCTTTCGACCTCATTGCGCAGATTTACGATGCGATGAAACCAACCATAAGCGAAGTCCTCTTGCCGCTCATCACGCTCAGCCAACCCACGGCAAAAAGCAATACGAGCTGCGTTTACCGTCTCAGCGAGCACATGCACGCCAGCGCCGCCGCGAAGCTTTCGGTATGCCTCTAATCCGTTTAGTGTCGCTGGGCCAATAGCGCCATCTACCTTGAGATCGGCAAACAGCTTACCTCGATTGTTGAGCACGTTAAGCGTGCGCTGTAGCTCTTGAGCTGAACGCCCAGGGCCAGAATGGACGCCGAAGTCAAACAGGTATTCAGCCAACGTGGCACTGATTGGCGCGATACGGTCTAGGCGGATACTTGTCCAGTAACGGGATTCGTAGATTTTAACGGCCAACGACTTGGGTAGCTTACTCATATCCCCCTGGTATCCGTTCTCTCGCGCCACAGCAATTGTGATGCCATAGTTTGTAGGGCCGCCTCGATCAGATGAGTGGTTGACGTACCCTCCTTCTCGATCAATTACGGCGGCAATTAGCCGATTCTTTAGCGGCGTCGACATATTAGAAACCCCATAGCACATGTACTAGGTAGAGTATACACCAGCTTGGTGATTATGTCGGTTTCGTGGCATTTACTAAGCGCTGCATATTCTCTAATGCAAGCTCTGCTAGCTCCTCGTCGCTCGTTATCAGCTTGGGAAAGAAGCGGATACCGCCCTTGGCATACTCTTGTGATATCTGCAGAGCATCACGCGCTTCTGATTTATCTGTGCATGGCATTGCTTTATCAGTCATAAATCCTCCATATTTCATCAGGGTCGGGTGCTTTGCTTAGCATGTATTCCCATGCGCCCATCATAATCAATCTGTCAATAGGGTTTATCATGTCTTCTGTTGGTTTTAGCGGAACAGGCTTAAAACCTTGAGGGCAAGCGGCTATCCACGCCCTCCAAGATGCTTCCGTTTTTTCATCAGAATAGTAATCACCAACGGAAGACTTTCTTATGTTCATATGTCCCGCCAAGGCCCACGCCTCAAAACGCTCTCGCTGCTCACTCATGCCCACCTCCCAGCACCACGCCCGGAATTCGACCGGCTTTGATGGCACGATATAGCAATCGGAAGTCTTGCTCTGGCTCTATGAACTCATCAAGAGCTGAAAGCATTGCGCCCACTGCGTAATCCTCTGCGTGTTGCTCATTCTCAATGCGGTTGGATAGCTCATCCTGCTGCGCCTGCCTCTCCCGAAAGAACTCCTCTTCCTCCGGCGTGCATACTGCAAACTGGTCATCAAATGCTGTGCTAGTCATATCGTTCTCCAGACGTAAAAAACCGCTTAGCGGCCATAGTCTTTGAACAGTCGTGTCATTAGCCGCCACACAGGCGTATCGGGTATGCGCCTACGCACCACCATCGCGGCGATGCGGCGGGCTTGTTGCTCGAACATAGTCAGTACACCGTACGATGATGTCGCGGCCATCGCGCTTGATTGGCTGCATGGTGTGGAATGGGAGGTGGGTGCAGTTGCGCAGCATGTGGGCGCAGGTTCGGCACATTCCGCCGGCGGGCTGATGGGTCATTTCAGCGCCTTGGCTTGTTGGTATAGAGAGCTTGCAGTTTGTCTCATATCTTCCTGATTTGGCGCTCTCTTCCAATCCCATGTGAATGCGAAATCTGCTATGCCATGCGCTTGGTTAATAAGGTCGCGTTTGGCGAGGCTAGTGGCGGGTGACGCCGCCTTTAGAACAACGCTCTCTTGAATCGTCCATTGCGTATCCATGATATGCATGTCTTCAAGGAATTTATTGCAGCGCTCCACATGCGCCGCCATCGCCGCCTCCCGCTCATCCGCCTTCTGCCGTAGCGCTATCTGCGTTTCCTCTGCGGCTTTATGCGCTGCGCAGTCGGCTTCTAGCTGGGCTATGCGCTCAGTCAGCAAAGCGTTGGCAGCACGCTCGCTCTCTAGCGCATCGGGACTGCTCTCGGCATGCAGGCGTTTGGCATGTTCCATATTGGAACTAGCCACTGCCTTAGTCGCATCCATGCCGCTGATTGCAGCCTTTGCCTGCTTCGCGATAATCGCCTCATGCACATCTTTACGCACATACTCCACGGCCTCGCTAGCGTCCATGCCGATGCCTGGGGCCGGATCGTCGCACCAGGCATAGCCAAGCTGGCCTTCGCTGGCATCGGGAATTAGGAATATTCGCTCGACTGCCAGATGCTTAATGTCGTTTATATCCATGACTACGCCGCCCTCATTGAAACAAGTTGCCGCCGTAGCTCGACGTTATCCGCTACTAGCGCGTCGTTCTCGGCAAGTAGTGCCATTTTCTCGCTGACTAAATCGTCATTACGCTGGCTAAGCTGCTCAATAACAGCCTCTAAATTCTCAATGCTTCGTTCCATGTGACTCTCCGGTAATGATGTAGCGGTCGCGGCTCGGGCCAATCAACGGCTCCTGGCCTGGATCAAGGTTCCATTCGAAGCGGTGCAGGCATTCGTCGCACTGCTTCTCGCTGATTGATCGGAACAGGCGTAGGCGGGTGCAGCCGCATTGGGGGCAATGCTTAGTGCTCTGCCTCATATATCGCCCTTGATCCGCTTCACACCGTCATGCGGTAGAAAGTCGGTGCCCTGCGTCTGCCCAGTAGTCCGTAGGTAATCCACTTCCACGCGGGCGCTGTCGATGATCGTGCTAGCCACGCCCTGGATGGCCTTTCCGCGATCCACTTCACGGCGGATACCTTCGGCGTCCAAGTCTTCATTACCCAAGCGCTCTAGCTGCGCAAACAAGTGTTCACGCAGATCGGTGATTTTCGTTTTCAATTTCTCGACTCCTGCGGTTCATTTTGCGAGATAGCGCGCCCTTCAGCTGGTAGAGCTGGGCAATCTCTGGCCCGTAGCGGTGGTAGCTATTACGGTTCATGTTTTCGGCGCGACTAATGAGCTCTAAGTTGGCGGGTTCGAAGTTGCGCTTATCGCCATCCCTGAAAAGCACTACATGCCCATCGGGTATTGGGCCGAAGTGTTTCTCCCATTCGATCCGCTGCACCTCTACCCAATCATGTGGCGGGTAGCCGGTATCGGTCATCTTCCGCTGCAAGTAACCCTCCTTGGTTTCTCGCTCGCTTCCGATGGGCTGCCATGTGTGCGGCTTTTGGCCGGGCTTGAACCGCCCCTTTTCGCTCCCTGGCGGACTAAACGGTATGCCTTTATTCCATGGCTGCTGGCCTTTCTCGAAGCATCCGCGCCGAGGCGGCGTGTAGCCCTCCGCTTTGACCAGCCCTAGCTTGTGAGCTTTGGCAGTGATGGCCTTCTCTGCTCGACCGAATAGCTTTTCAAGCACCCGTATTTCATTAACCGGAAAGAGTCGCTTCATATCGGCCTCGTCTTGAGGCGACCAGGGCTTGCCGTGATTGCGCATAAATCCTCCTTATGCCGTATACCTCGTCGCGTAACTGCAAATATCCCGCGCCGTGCTGAGCCCGCAGCCGTATTTGAGCGCTAAGCGCCGCAGGCTCATGCCGTGGCGCTCTCGGTCGTGGCGCATGGCTCTAACCTGGGCGTCAGATAGCACGGCCTTCTGGTGGCATTCGCCTACGCGGTGGCCTAGATGGTTTCGGGCTACCTGGGTCACAAAACCCCCATCCAGACTAGCCAGCCGTGCAATACACCAACGGGCGGCAAGATCGCGCCGACAACCAGCAGCACCCACATTTCCTCGCTAACCGTGGTAATGAAGTGCTGAACCCATGCGCCGACGGTGGCCAAAACAAAAGCGACCATAAACATGACTCCGCCTAAAGCGGTGATTGCGTTTCCCATAATGATCTCCAGATAGTAAAAAGCCCCTTTCGGGGCTAGGCTCTGCGTTTCGTTATCCGCCGCAAATATTGTGCATTTGGCGGAACGGGATAGAGTCATCCATGGGATCGCCGCCACCCCCTCCTTGCTGCTGGCCCTGGTAGGGTGGCTGCTGCTGGTAGCTCTGCTGTGGTGGCTGGTTATTCTGCGGCGCAGCCCCTTGCTGCTGGCGTCCCTGGCCTTGCTGCTCAGGCTTAAAGCACGACACCAGCACGCTGTCGCGGTTATCGGGATTGGGTATGCCTGCCGGGTTAAACCAGCGATGCAGGATCACGAACTCGCCGCCATCATCGCTCTTCATTAACGCGCCGACGTTCTGCCAGCGGGCTTTCTCCTGGCCCTGGCCATCGGTGTAGGTTCCGGTTTTAACAACTAGGTCACGTAGTTTCTGCGGCATGATGCCCTCCTGGGCGTTAGAAGGGGCCAGTCGGCCCCTGGGCGGGTTTAGGTTCTGGCCATCTTGTGATAATGAGGCAGTCTAGCGCCGTGCTCTGGATCAAAATCATGCTCAGCACGGAATGCCACTACTGCCTGGCCTGCCTCATCCAGCTCGTCGAAATAGCCGAGGTGATGGGATTTGCCGTTTGTCATGCATCGCGCCTGCCATTTCCGGTGAGTTTTATGCCAATTAACGCCAGCAACACCGCTAGTATTTCTTCTGTACATTGACTGGTTTCGACCGTTCTTGGCGTGCGTCGATGCCCTCAGATTCAGCCACCGGCTATCTGTGCCGTCGCGATTCACGTGGTCAATCTCAGGGGGAAGTGGCTCATCCGTCATCCACATCCAGGCGATGTGGTGCTCCTTGCAGATTTGGCCAAGAATCACAACTCGTCGGAATTGGTAGCCAGTCCTTTTGTCAGTTGAAACGCTTCCGGCGCGCTGACCTGCGTACCTTGAATTCCATGTTTTCCACGACCTGTTACAGCTAAACCAATCGACTCCTCTGTAGCGCCAAGTGAAAAGCCCTGTGTCTGGTTTATAATCAAGCAGTTCACGCACTAGCTTGGGTGTGATATTCATGGCGGCACCATCAGTAGTTTACTGTAATTGCTGGGATTTCCCCTTTTGCGATTAAGGTAATTGCTTTCTTTGCGAAGGCATCCGGAACGCCTCCCTCGATCATGGCCTGCATGGCCGCGCGGTTGATGCGCTTGCGATGCTCCTTATCAGCCTGACGGCGGGCGACTTCCTCTTGCTCGCGTCGCAGTTGGTCGGCGCGCTCTTGCTCCTGGCGTTGCTGCTCGGCGATGCGGGCCTGCTCTTTGCGGTCATGTTCAGCCTGAATTCGTTGCGCTGCTTCCTCGGCTTCGCGTTTAGCCTTAGCAATACCTTCGTGATACTCGCGTTCCTTACGGGCAGCTTCGTCTCGGGCTTCCTGCTCACGCCGTGCCGCTGCCTCACGCTCTGCCTGGGCTTTCTGCTCAGCTTCACGCCGTGCGCGTTCCTCAGCTTCGCGGGCAATGCGTTCCTCGCGCTCTTTCTGCTCACGCTGGGCTGCCTCTTGTCGTAGGCGCTCAAGCTCGGCCTGCTCTACTTCGTATTGAAGGCGTGCTTCTAAGGCGCCTCGTAGAGCTTCGAGCGACTTCGCTTTAGCCCGGTGGGCCTCAGCCTCAAACTCCTCCCACGACTCATCTATAGCTGCAGCCTCTACGCTCTCGATCATGTTGCGCAGAACTTCGGATTCCAGTTGCTGGCTGGCGTTTTCGCCGTACTGGCTCAGGTGCATGACATTGCTGTTATGCTTCTCTTTACGCGCCTCCTCTGCCGCCTCCCACTCATTCAGCGGCCCGCGTGCCTCATCGCGCCATTCGTCCAGCTGGTCACGCCAGCGCTTGCGCTCTGCGTCGATGGTCTTAGGTAGCTGCTTGAGGTCGGCTACCAACTCCTTGCCGATATTGTCGATGGCAGTTTTACTGCGGGCAATCTTGAACGCCATTGATGCGTAGGCGTCGCGGCCTTTCTTCGTATCCAGTGACGGCGGCTCGGCTAGAAAGCTATCTAGCTCCTGGCGGATAGTTTGCAAGTAAGGATCAAGTCCTTGCTCGGCCTTGAATACTTCTAATGCTGTCTCTTTTGACGGCACGGTTACCAGTTCAGTTGATTCAGACATTGTTATTCTCCGTTGTTAAGCAGCCATAACGCGCTGCATTCGTTTTTCCAGTTCTTCGTAGAACATTTCTACTCGCTCACTAATCGTCTTGATTAGCTTTTCGTCACGGTAGGCGCGCTTAACGAACAGCGGCATTCCTGGCCAGTAGCTAACAAAATCTATCCACTCGCGCTCTGATACCCATAGACCACCCTGGCATTGGGCGGTATGCTCTTTGGGTATCTCGCCAGACAAGATGACCTCGACCTGATACTTGGGTAGTTTGGTCTTAATCTCAACCAGCCCGTCAGCGTTAGCCATCGCGTCCGGCGAATACCCGGCACCGTGGTTTAGAATAATGCCGACCTCTTCCAGCGTCGCCCCGGTGCGGTCTATGTAAAGCTCGCGGGCCATTGGCTCTAGCTCATGGCCGCGCTCGGTGTGGCGATTGCCTTGGAAGGCGTCGGCGGCTTCTTCGGTGATGCGTTCACCAATAAGCTGATTCATGTAGCTAATGGCTCCGGCCCCGAAACCACCAGGGCCTTTACCGTTGACTAGCAGGCATTGAAGCTCGCTCATGGTTACGATGCCCATACGGGCCGCGTGCCAAGCCTCACTACCCTGCTCAAGCTCCTTGATGATCTGCATTGGCAGCCTCCTGTTTTTCAATCACGGCTTTAAGATTGGCCGATAGCTTGTCGTATTTGCTCGCTGGCACCATCTCTGCATCGCCGTATTCGCTGGCGAACCAATCGCAAGTAACGGGGGAGCATTTATCAAGCAGCGATTTGATATAGGCGGCCTGGGCAAGGCTAACCGTTTTCACCGGCGCCGCTGAATTGCCATCGTCATCTTCGCCCCGCGTGGTCAAGTTCAACATGGCGCTCATCACGTAGCGCTTACCGTAGCTCACCGATGAGCCTACCGCCTGTACTGCGTTCTTGCTGCCACTGGTGTCGAGCGGTAGCGTCATTGTGGTTTCTTCGCGGTGGCCGCCCTTGTGCATCAACACGCCGGTTACCTCAATGCCACCCTGGATATTATGAACGCGGAAGCTAACCGCAAAGCCGTATTTCTGCATGATCGGCTTCACCACGTCGTTGATATCCTCGAGCGTGGCGTACTTCGTGTTGTTGTGGGCCTTTCCGCGCTCGGCGATGCTCGGTAGGTCGCATTGCATCATGGCCATGGCACTATTGAATTGTTCCATCGCTGACCGGTTAATGATGCGCTCCTGCATATCAAGCATCTTCGACAGCTTATCTACATCGAAGTCAGGGCGCTCAATCAGCTTATCGATCATCGGAAGCAATGATTGGCTTTGCTGTGGCGCAGACATAGCGCGCGCTTCTTGTACCTGCATTTCATTCTGTGACATAATCATTCCACCCTTTCAGTTATTCCCTATTGCCGCCCCACACGAGGCGGCTTTTTTATTGCCAGTCGCCAGCTTTAACCTGCTTAGCCCACTGCTTGATGGCTGCGTCACGATGCGGCGTTGCATTGCGCTCAACAAATATATCCATCATGTACATTTCGTTCTCTGGCTGACGAGCCCAGCGCATCAATGAATCGGTAGCAGCCCAATCGCCGCCTTCGAATAACTGCTCTGGCGTCAGCTCTTCATCTTGCGCCGGATCGTCTAGCACTCTGTCGGGTACGTGTTGCATGGTTATCTCCTGTCTTGGTCGTTTTGTTAGGTGAGGGCGAGTTTAGCCATCGGTGCGATCAATCTCCGCAATCAAAGCATCCGCTACTGACAATGCATAATGGGATAGCAAACCCTGATCACCTTTGCTATCACAAAGAACTTTTGCAGCAAACTCCTGACGACGCGCCTTCTCAATCAGCGCGTCAAGCTCGACATCGCCGCTTTCAGGTATGCGCAGATCAATGCATGCGCGCTCGCGCTTACTAAAGCCATCAGCGGGGCCATGCCCCTGATAAGACGAACCAGGGTTAAGCGGTATCGGAAAAGCCGAGTCATTTAAATTGCTCATAAATCACCTCTCTAATTAGTCGCGCCGCCTCGCTACCCTCGCAGTGCCGGTGCGGTTAGTGGGATTCAAGCGGCGCGGGAAAGGCTCACGATGCGCGGCCTTTCCAACTGTTGCAATTTTTGCAAGGGTTCAAAAAAGCCCACCGAAGTGGGCGAAGGCATATCCGTATGCAAGGAGTTGATGTCAATGGCGTTAACATCGGGTAGTGCTCTTAAGGGGTCGCCCTGACTGTTCGCCCGTGGCCTTTGGGCTGAACCACTAGAGCCAGGCACAACCCTTTAAAAGCACTCCCCGATGCGGCCTATCGCTAGGCCGCTGATGCACCACCTTACTTCTTACACCGCCAAGTTAAAGTCGTTGGGTTTAGGTGCATCGGTGGAGCGTCATGCCAGGATTCGAACCTGAAAGACTTACGCTTGATGAGACGACGCCATCTCAATAAGCTGCATGCCCGCTGGCATTCCCCCTGTTCCAGACGAGAGAAACACATAACGCCCCACCGATGCCCTCTCGTATTCTCAGCCCAAGAGGGAAGGCGCTGATCCGCACTTACGCAGCGGAACTCGTATTACTCTTTGGCTGCAAAACAATCTCGTGCGTTTGCGCGCATTTCTTGCAGATGACAATCCAATCGCCAAGGCCTTGTTGCTCTTGGCCCAGAACCATATCGCCACCGTTGCGGCATGAGATTTCAGCGCCGCCGAACTCGTAATTAAGCTCGACATCGTAAAAAGTCTTTGCTTCGCATACATCGCAAAGCCTGTAATCTGCTGCTGCCATATACCCACCTCCTGTTGATTAGCGGCTAAAGCTGGCTGGTCAGCCATTCTTTTAGAGATGCTTCAGCCTGATCTTTGGTTTCAAGACCTGAAGCAATGTCAAAACTGCGCAACGTCTTCACCCCATGCTCGTTAAGACTGTCGAAAACATCGCATCCATTGATGCGAACTCCCCAGCCTTCCCCAGTGCAGACTACTTCCGGCTTGTTGCACCAATTTTTAAAATTCGCACTCATGCCGCTCTCCTGTGATCGTGATCAAACATCGAAAGGCGCCCCAGCCGTCCTGCCGGGAGGGACGAACCCTTGCCTCAGTCCGTGGACGCCTTTCGATGCCCGCTCAGTGAACGGGCTGGCCTTGCTTTATTCGTGAAGGGTGGCCGGTGCTGATCTCCGGCTTGCCTCTCCAGTTAGCGGTTATCAGGAGATAATAGGCGAGTTCCGTGCTAGCCAAGCACATGTTCAGTCCTTGCTAGGCGTTATCCGCTCGCTTCTTTCCACGCATCAGCCTGCGCATTCACCCTTCCGAATGCCGACTCATCGAATCGGCAAACTTTCACCCCGCGACGCTGGACGCGCGCCGACTCACTAGGCTTTGCCTACCTAGCGGCCTACCAGCTCCAATCCTTTTAGGAGCCAGCCCGGAACGGTTCGCCTACTGTGCGATTGCCGCCTGCTACCGGATGACGTTGCGGGTACTTCGATAAATTATGTAAAGAGCATCCACATTGCCCGGTGGTGCGGGTCGTGCTGCGTTTCCATGTGATGAACTATAGTGCATGGCGTTCGGTGTCGTCAAATCTTTTTATCATTTATTTATCACGATCGACATTGCAGCTCTTATCACGATCGGCTACCATTACCAAAACCAAACGAGGACGCACTATGTTAGAGAAAGTCATCCGAGAGATTGGCCTTTGCAGGGTAGCCGATGAATGCGGTGTCAATCACCGTGCCGTTGGCTACTGGATAGAGCAAGGCCGATTGCCCAATCGCTACGCTGACCGCACGCGCCGCGCGCAGTACGAACGCATCATTGCACGGCTGGCTGGCATGCCGGTTGGCGAGCTTAGAAAGCAACTGAAGGAGAGCGGGAAATGAGTGAATGGATCAGCGTTGACGCGGAAGAAAAGCCACCAGCTTTGACTGATATTCAGATTTGTCAGCGCTACGGTGAAAAAGGACGCCTTGTCCAGATGGTAGGTCGCTATATCCCCGCGTATACCGAACTAGCTGGCGATGATTGCGATGACTGGGTGGACTACAGCGAGGAAACAGACGAATTCTATACCCCCGCTGGATGGTATGAGTGCCAGCACAATTGGGGTGAGTTTGCATACATTCATTGCAGCGAAGGCCCTGTAACACATTGGAAACACCTTGATGAATTACCGGAGCTACCACAATGAACACCCTGAAACGCAAATACCTAGACCAAACCGCCATCGCGGCACAAGCCGAGCTGCGCAACATCGCACAGCATCCAATCAACAAGCGCACCGACGCCGAGAGCCGTTCCTGCATGCTAGGCATTATGTGCAGCGCCCTGGTTGAGTCTGACCGCCTAGCACGTCAACGCGGCATGGTGGCTAGCGCTGCCGATGCCTTTTAAGGAGATTGATATGACTAACCTATTAATCATCACCCTATGCACCCTGGCAGGCTCGTTTGCCCTCACGGTGGTGGCCAATGGTCATGACAGCAACGTGCGCAGCGACAGAATCATCGTGGCCAGTATTGGCGCTGCATCTGGATTAGTAACCGGGCTAGCTATCGTCGGGCTTATTGCCACCATTGCCGACCTGCTATAAACAAGAAACCCCGCACTAGGCGGGGAAAGCATGTCGACCAAGACAAGGAGTGATTATGAACGACCGTAGCGAAGAACTCAAGCCATGCCCGTTTTGTGGTGGTGAGGCAATAAGGGATACGATTTATATTGTGTGCTGCCGTAAATGCTTTGCTCAAGCGGACGTTAATCTATGGAACCGTCGCGCCAAGCTCGTGGCCAGCCAATCAGATAACGAGGAGTGAGTGATGGACTATCAGCGCAAAGAGTTTGAGCATTGGTTCAGTGATCAAGGCAAGTGGCCGCAAGCAGTTGAGCGAAGCGGTGAAGGATATAAACTAATGGGCGCTCAAGATGCCTGGACAACATGGAAGGCTGCGCGCCCTATTGGTTGGGCTTTAATCCCTGTACAGCCAACGCCGGAAATGATCAGCGCCGCCGAAGATGGCTACATGCCGTTTGGCGATATGGGATTTGCTATCCAGTGTGCTATTGCCCATTCTGGCGTCCCAGAAAATGAAACGTAAATCTAACCACGTTGCACAATCTGCAATGTTAGCCAGCAGCCAAAAGGCGTAGACTAAGAAACGGAAAAGCCCCTCCATCGCTGGTCGGCCAAGACCTAAGAGGGGCTTAAATTCAATACGCAGAGTTATGTTAGCACCGCTGGTAGCAGCTAGCAACGCTCTGCCCTAGATATAGGGCGAAAGCCAATGGCAATTCATCGTTCAGCAAGAAAACAAGCCAACTTCACCATCATCGATAACGTGGTTTTCTCATCCGGCCTTAGCTTCCGCGCCATGGGCCTGCTGTCGTACCTGCTAAGCAAGCCAGACCATTGGAGCGTATCAGTCACCCAACTAGTGAGTTGCGTAGCTGATAGCGGCAAGGCTGACGGACGCGATGCCGTCTACGCCATGCTGAAAGAGTTGATCAATACCGGATTCGTAGAGCGCCGCGCAGCACGTGATGAAAAAGGGAAGTCAGCAGGCACTGACTACATCGTTTTCGATACCCCTAACAAAGTGTCGGCTGAGCCGTTAGCGGCTGAGCCGTTAGCGGCTGAGCCGACGCTAGTAAGTACTGAGGTTTTAGGAAGTACTGAAACTGCAGCAAGTACTGATAAAACCCTTGTTCCGTCTGACGACGTAACGGCTGTGTTTGATCACTGGTGCCAGACAATGCAGAAGACCAAGCGCACAGTGCTGGATAGCAACCGCAGGCGCCTGATCACCAAGGCACTGAAAAACTATTCAGTTGACGATGTGAAGGCCGCTATCACTGGATGCAGCCTATCCCCATACCACATGGGAGATAACGACTCACGCAAGCGCTACGACGGCATAGAGCTAATCCTGCGCAACGCCGAGAAGATTGAGCAGTTTGCTGGCTTTGCTGAACGCCCGCCGGTTTCAGGCCCACGTCCACGTCACACCGGCCTCGACCAAGCTAACGATGGCGGGCTAAATCGCCGTGACAACGGAGCCTATTCGCTATGATCAATAATCCGTTAATCGGCGTGGCTGAAACACGGCTCGCCAGCTGCCAGGAGCACGGCGAATATGAATCCGTGTTGCTAAACCTGGGCGCTGGCCAGTGGACTGGCTGCCCTGAATGCTCAAAGCAGGCGATTGCTGATCACGAAGCGCGCCGTCAAGTTGATCAGCCGCAAGACCTGCGCCGGCTGAAAGCACGAGCAATCATTGAGTCGGCCGGCGTTCCGCGTCGACTGCAGTCCGCCAGCTTGCGCAGCTACGTTAGTGAAGGCGACGAGCAGCAACAGGCGCACCGCCTAGTGTGCGAGTACGCCAAAGACCTGCCGGCCAAACTTAATAGCGGCGATGGCTTGATACTGATGGGCAACATGGGCACCGGTAAAACACACCTAGCGGTTGGCTTGATCAACGCTGCAGCCAAAGTTCACGGCGTGGCCTCGCGTTACGTTACTGCACCGGCCTTGTTCACTCGTGTTCGCGCTTCTTATTCTGGTAACGGTGAGACAGAGGCCAGTATCCTTTCAGAATACGCAGGAGCGCCGCTGTTGGTGCTTGATGAGATAGGGGTGGGCAAAGGGTCGGATAGCGAGCTAAACCTCTTGTACGCGATCCTGGGGAGCCGCTATGACGAATGCCGGCCGACTATACTAGTGACCAATCTCATGAGTGAAGATTTAAAGTCATGGCTAGGTGACCGGGTTGTTGATCGATTGAAAGAAACAAGCCCCGTTGTGCTGTTCACTTGGAAGTCTTATCGGGGGCGCGTATGAGCCAGTTATTTAGCCTGGAAGCTGAACAGTCAATTATTGGCTCGGCTATGCAGGACAGCGATTTAATACCCGAGCTTGCTGAAATTGTCCGGCCGGAAGATATGTCGACCTATGAGCACCGCTCAATATGGGGGGCGCTTATTAACTTGGCAAAAGAAGGTCAGCAAACAGACATTATCACGCTGTCTGAAAAGCTTGACGCTACTGGCCAACTGGATGATATGGGCGGGATGGGGTCGCTTGCTGACATGGTTGTCAATACGCCGGCATCAAAGAACGCCACCGCTTACGCCGAGATAGTCGCAGACTTTGCCCAGCGCCGCCGGCTTATCGGTACGCTTCCTGATGCCGAGCGCCGCATAGCTGATCGTCAGGAAACGACTGCAGATATCATCACGCAGCTGCAGGCTCAACTAGAGGGCATGCGGCGCGCTAACCGTAATCAGCTATTGCGCGCTAGTGAATATCTAGCCGATGAATTCCTTGACCCGTTCGACAAGCGCTATAACGGCGAAGTCGAGGCAATGGGCCTTTCGTATGGGCTGCGCGACCTAGACGAGATAACGCTAGGCATGAAGCCTAATGAATTGGTCGTCGTTGGGGCTCGCCCAAGCATGGGGAAAACGGCATTCATGATGAACACCTTGAGGCCGGCCATCGAATCAAAGAAACCAGTATTGATTGAAAGTCTGGAAATGAAGCGGGAACAGTTATTCATTCGACTTTTTGCTGGCATGGCTGACATTCCCCTGGCTTACCTTCAAGACCCGGTAAAACATAACGAACACCAAGACGAATACATGGCGCGTCTTTCCTATCCTGTTTCTGCCTTGCATCAAGCCAACGTCTATATCAATCATGATACGCCACGCACGATTAGCCAGATCAGGGCGCAAGTCAAAGAGATTTACGACCGGCATGGTGAGGTGGGCCTTGTGATGATTGATTACCTGGGGAAAGTGAAGGTCGAAGGAAAGTACAGCCGGCATGACCTAGGAATTGAGGAAGTGGTGGCAGGCGCCAAGCAAATCGCTAAAGACTTTAAGTGCTCGGTGATGTTGCTTTCGCAGCTTAACCGGCAGCTTGAACAGCGCCCAAATAAGCGGCCAAACATGGGCGACCTGAAAGACTCATCCTCGATTGAGCAGGAAGCTGACACGATCTTATTCCTTTACCGGGATGAGGTTTACAACCCCGATAATCCAGATAACAGGGGTATCGCTGAAATCATTATTGGTAAGCAGCGAGAAGGGAGAACCGAAACAGTTAGGGTAATGAGCCGGCTGGCGCACGCACGCTTTGAGAACCTTGCGAAGCATTCAGAAGATTACCAGGGGATGACGAAATGAAAAACAAATGGGTTGAATATGACGGTTACGTTATGCGCTCAAAAGCTGAACGCCGTATGGCTGCAATATTGGACGGCCTGGGAATCTCCTGGCTATATGAGCACATGCCTTTTGACTTCAGTGGCTACTTACCTGACTTCTATTTACCAGTGCTTGATGTGTTTATTGAGGTTAAAGGGAAGGAGCCGACCAGCGAGGAGAAAGATAAGTGTCGACGTCTTAGTAAAGAAACCTGCCGGCCTGTAATTATGGTCTATGGCGAGCCCTTGGTTTTTAGGCAGAACGATGGCCACCAGTATCAAATAGAGGCTAACTGGCTGCCCATGATTTTTATTCTTGGCATCGGCTATGAATTAAATATCAATCATGTGGTTAGGCATATTTATAAACGGTATGGAAACACAGCCGGCGTCGTGGCAGCTGCAGCGTTTAATCGAACGGGCGAAAAGCTGGACGACATAAAGCCGATTTTCATGCAGTGGGAAGATGATTTCTGCAGACGTGCCGGAATTAAGCCAACCAACATCTATCACCACAACGGCATCGTTACCCAAAAAAGGCTGTCCGGCGGACTCAAAGGAAAGCCCTGGCAATCTGTTATAAAAACGTATCTTGACGAATCTGAGTTAATTAGAGGAGCGCAGTCATGACCCTTTCAGTACAGCAGCGCGCCAGCCTACGCCGCCAGGGCATCACGGTGCTCATAGAGTACGGCAATAGCTCGGTTAAGTGCATGACAGCCAATGGAGAGAGGCTTTACACGCAGTACGACTTGCAGCAAATCAGCAAGCCCGGATTCGCTGATCGGTTTACGGCGTGGGTAGGGAGAAATAAATCTGCGTAGCGGCTTGACTATAGCGGCGTTGTGTCGCTATAGTTAGATGGTCACCAAGAGGAATATTTATGAGAAAGATGCGCATTATTTATCTACGCGAAATGGAATCAGGTGAAGCCCTAGACCTTATCGAAGGTGCCTCAAAAGGATGGGTTACAGCTGATACCGCTATTGATCTTTACGATGCGCTTGAATATGCGCTGCCTTATCTTCAAGCGGTGGTTCCAAATCCTCGCAATGGTGTAAACCAAAACAATACAACCGATATTAATTGTGTTGACAGGGCTGAGGCGGCGCTGGCAAAAGCTCGGGGCGAGCAATGATTGATGCCCGCAAGAACTTCAACCGTCACCGTACGTTAGCTCTAATCACAATTATGGCACCTGCCTACCTCACCATGACAGAGCTAGCAGCACGCGCCGGAGTAGACCGGCGCACCTTGCAGCGCTACATGAGCGGGCAGCTAAATCCCAGCTACATGGCCCAGGTAACGCTAGAAGCCATCTACAACGAAGTGAAATAACAAGAGGTGTCGACCATGAAGATTATGCCTCACGACCAGCCGCATCGATCAAAAAGCCAGTGGTATGCAATCGCGGCAAAGAACGGTATCAGCAAAGGCCTGTTCTATAACCGGCTAAAGCAGGGCTGGAATGAGCGGGACGCGGCCACCACAGCCAAGCGTGATTACCACATTAAGAACCCGCCGCCAAAGTCTGAAATCACCACCATGGCTGAAAAAAGCGGCCTATCGTATGGCACGGTTTACCACCGGATCAAGCGCGGATGGAGTGCGACGGATGCGGTTACGGTTCCGCCCAGCAATAGAGGGCAGCGGGCATCGAAAGTTAAACGGGAGAACAACAATGGATAAGCCAGTCTTACCGATCACTAAACATCAGCTACGCCAGCGGGTCGACAAGGCTGGTGCAGGCCGATACGCCAAGCGCTTGGAGATTGACCTGCTTGTTCAGGAGAAAGCGCTTAGAAAGCAGCTACGGGAGATGGAGTTATGAGTAAGCACATTGAGGTGGGCTGTTTGGCCCTTATTGTCAGCTCAGAAATTTCTGAAAATATTGGCAAGATTGTGACGGTGGTTGACTATGACCTTGATCCAAATAGAGAACAAGCAGCAGATTGGGAAATAGAAGGTGATGTTAGGGGATTGAGACCCTGGGCAGTATTTCCGGGGGTTTGGACTAAAGAATCAAACCTACTCCGCATCGACGACTACACCGAAGAAGCCGATACGCAAGAGCAGGAGTTGACGGTATGAATAACCACGAACTAGACCAAGCAGCCAAGCTGCTAGAAGACTCAGTATCGCCGTATCAGTTGGCGCGGCGGCTAGTGGAGGCTGAGGAGCGCGAGCAGGCGTTGGCTGCGAAAGCAGAACATAAGCATCCTGACGACTTAGCAGTTGATAAGTTTTCCGAAGCTATGAAGGGGAAGCTATCAGCCGCAAGAGGGAAGGGTCGCGGAGGGTGGGATGACCCTGAGCGATGCAGTATTGATTTTCTTGCCAAGCTGCTATTTGGTCATTTAGAAAAATCCAACGACATGAATTATGTCGATATTGCAAATTTTTGCATGATGCTTCATTTGCGAAACGCACCACCTCAATTGCTTTCGTCACTTCTAGCAAAACGCGACCTGATTAAGCAGGCGGAAGGTGCCGACATGGTTGCAGAGTCAGCGATAAGTCGTAAACACCTTGACGCTTTTGGGAGTACATCACAAGAATGTGCATCTAATTTGGCAACCCTAATTGCTAAAGATCTACGCTACCTTTCCGAGACCATCAATGACCAACCTTGATATCTGGCTAATGGGCATGGGTGCCGCTTGCATCGTAGGCGGCTTTGCATTCTGGGCGATCTATCGGGCTGAGAGGTGATTTATGATTATGATCGACAGTAAGTCAGGTCAAAAGGCGGCAAGAGCTAGAGCTTCAGAAATAGCGGCGTTTGAGCATTGGCGAAAATTCCCAACACAAGAAAACCATGATGTTTTCGAGAAGACGCTTATTGAAACCAGGGCGGCATTCACCGAGCTAGGCGACGAACTAATGGCTTGCGGCCACCACTTGGCAGAGGATTACTAGTATGGCTAAAGAGCTGGTAATCAAGGTAGAGTCGATCAACGACTACCCTGGTGCCATTGAGCGGGTAAAGAATGCAGCGACTAAGGGCGTCGAGTCTGGGCGCCCGTTTGAGATTGCTATGCGGTATCTAGGCAAAAACCGTATTCAGGAGGAAAAATATCACGCAATGATTAACGATATCCATCGGCAGTGCTTCCGGGCCAATTCACCCGCCGGGGTAAAGGCAGTGCTGGTTAATCAGTTTGCCATTGAGATGGAGGAAGCAGGTACGCCGCTGGCTAATCCAGGCGAGAAGGTGTGGGACTGGAAAAGCAGGGAAGCAGTATACGTTCGACCAAGCACCACTAAATTCAGAAAAGCTGAGGCGGCTCAATTTATCGAGTTCCTGTATGCCGCTGGCGTTGATCTTGGAGTTAGTTGGTCAGAGAAAGCACTGAAAGCATATGATTCTTACAAGGAGGCGACTCAGTGAAAAGAACGCCTTTAGCCAGAAAGACTCCACTCAAAGCCAAGTCACCCATGGCCCGCAAAGCCAAGCGTAAGCCATCGGCCAAACAGCGGGAGGCGCGGTGGCGGTCGGATGAGTATTTGGCGTGGGTGCGCACAAGGCCATGCGTTGTATGCGGCTCTATAGGAGGCGTAGCAGCTCATCACCTCAAGGGCGTACTCAATGCTAGCGGTGGCGGGTTAAAAGCGCCTGACAGCCTATCTATGCCAGCTTGCGACCCGTTCTTTGGTGGATGGAACAACTGTCATGCCAGGATACACAGCGAGAAGTCGCTGAGAGACAAGCAGCCAGCGTGGCTGATAGACACGCTGACTGCCGGGCTAGAAGTGTTTCAGGGCGAGACGCGGGAGGAGCTAGTTCGGTCGGTCTCCTTTGTGCGTGAGGGGGTTTAGTTCACCGGGGCGGGCTGTTGGTTGTTGTTAAACGATTTTCAGTGTTCCGGCGTCTGACCAGACCTCACCAGTCTCGAGGCCGGCGCTGCTTGTAGGTACGTTGAACATTAATGGTCTATTTATCTGCGCATTCCCCTGCCCCTGCCCCTGTATAGTCAAATTGACATCTGCTAACTCTGAATCAATAGCGGCTATAATAGAGGTTCCTGACATGGATATAAAATTGACGTGCGGATGCATGTCCCACAGGAAATCAGTTGATAGCATACCGCTGTTAACATGAAGCTGAGTTTGGAAAGACGGCCTATTGGGGTGGTATCTATCTTGTCGGCAACCGGCTGCAATCTGACATCCATCTGCCTCTACTCTAAAGCCGTGTACAGGCGGGAATACAACGATCACTTCATCCCCCGTAACAACGGCAGCATCCAGAGTTACGCTTGTTGCCCCCAGCGTATACCCGCTTGTTAGAATTTCTCCGTTCTTAACAACAACAGGAACAACGCCGTTTACTGTAGCGGTATCCCACGGCAGGTTAAACACAGTCTGCCCAGGCGTTAGATTTTTGCGCTTTTCGTCATAGTATTCTTTATCGCTAATTGATCGGCAACTAATTACCGATGTGTTTGGTTGAGTAAGAAGGAACCCATACCGACCATGAGCTGGAATTACAGTAACACCCCTGAACTGTCCGCCGTCTTCGACAAATGGGGGCGTTGCCGTTTCTGGTGACGAAAGAAGCTTTGCCCATTTAACGGTGCCGCCCTCCACGTCTACGCCAGTAACATCAAATATATTGAATGCAGTGGCATCAACTTTGGGGCTTACGCCTTCAACATAAAACCCTCTAACTACAGACAGGTGCGCGCCCCTGCGATACTCTCCCGTGCCGTCAGGGTCGCTGATGCCTGGCTGTAGGTTTATAGCAACAGCCCCGTCTTCAACTTCGTAAACCCGTATGTTTCGTGCCATCAATAACCCGCGCAACCCAAGGCCATTGGAGTTTTCAAATCCTGTTCTTAAACCAAACCTGCGAACATTGATGTTTTCTAGCAGAGTATCTTCCGTGTCAATTACCTCAACACTCGAACCCCTTACCTTCCAGTCAATACCATCGGCCCCCGTGTCTTCTATTCGGATATCCCTTACTCTAACTCGCTTTCCCCAGCCATACTGGTTTGCTAGGCCATAACTGCCTACGTCATGGATAAACAAGTCGTGTATATCTAAATCTGCAAATTCATGGTCGTCAGTTGTTACAAATGTTGATATGCCGTGAGCAACATTATTTGTGGCCCCAGCCCCTTGAAACTCAAAACCCCCAAGCTCTGCGTTTGAGTAATCAAGCAAAGATATGTTTGAAGCCATTCCTCCAGAAGCGCTTTCAATTTTTGACCTACCTTTCACGCCGATTAAGCCTACGCCAGCTGGCAAGTAAAATAGCGTAGTGAGCTCAGCCGCAGGATCATAAGTAGTGCTGCTAATGCTAATTGCAACAAACGTTTCAGTAGTATTTACCTGATAAGTCCTAGGGGACATAGCAATAGTTCCGCCGCCAATGCTCACTAAGTAATCCCGCGCACCCCTAAATGCTGCCCCCCAGTCTGCGGATGTTCCAAAAGCCTCGACAGGGACAGGCCCAGTTGGTCGCCAAGAAGACCCGTTCCATAAAAACTCACCTCCAGCGACAAACGCAACTGCACCCGCTGCTAAAATGGTTGTGTTTATAGTCAGCAACTCTGCATAGGAGTTAACGTTAATTGATCTGCTATCCAGCGCCCCCGCCACCGTCTGCGTGCCTGTGGAGGTGGTGGCTAGCTGTTCAAGCTCGCGAAGCGATTGCCGAGTAGGGCGAATCTGTACGACTTCATTGCCAGCGAAGATAAGTGGGTCGGTGCCTTCTTGGGCTCTGAGCGCTGTTAGCGTGCTGCCACTTACGGCGGTTACATGAACAATCTCATGCGCGCCGTTAGACGCGATGATGTATAGCGGGAAGTAATCGCCGCCAGCCGGGTTAGTGAACTTTGAGCCGTCCACTACCGGGATTTCAGTATCAGCAGAGCCTAAAGCGGCGGCAAGCTGGTCGGTGACGTTATTGTAGAGCTGTGCGGACATGGTTCAGACCTCAGAATTTGATGCAGTACAATAGAGCCACGTTTGTCGGGCGAGTTTCATTTCCGCCCGTAGTATTTGTGGTAAATGTATGGTTGTGAGTATCGTTGCTTGTGGTAAATGTATGGTTGTGAGTATCGTTGCTTGTGGTAAATGTATGGTTGTGAGTATCGCTGTTTGTATTCCTATCAAAAGAACCATTCGATACTCCATTGCCGCCCGCCGTAATTTGGTTTCTATCCTCTCCTTCGTCGCTTATTGGCCAGTCCGTGCCATGCGAATGTGTGTC